ATAAACATCCCAAAGTCCACGCGATGGAATCGAACGAAGATACAGAATGCAGTCTTGCAAGGCGTGCTGCAAGGCGACAGCATAGACCAAATAGCCAACAGAATGCAAAATGTCACGGCAATGAATAGGGCGCAGGCAATCTGTAACGCACGAACGGCGGTCACGGGCGCGAGAAGCGCAGGCAAGCAAGACCGATACGACGACTTAGCAGAGCAAGGTTGCATTGCTACCAAAATATGGAACGACACACACGACGCAATGCCGCCCGAGCGTGAAGAGCACTGGGAGGCAAGCGGGCAAGAGGTGCAGTATGATGAGCCTTTTGATGTAGGCGGGGAGGAATTGATGTACCCAGGCGACCCCGCAGGAAGTCCGTGGAACATTTATAATTGCCGCTGCACTATGAAAACGGGCAAGTTTAGATTTAAAAGCACGCTGAGCCGTGGGAGCGTAAAAGTTAAGTAAAACGTACGATTAACAAACGATTAAACACGCGAAAACACACGAAAACACACGGAAACACACGAAAAACGCACGGAAACGCACGGAGGTGAACGGATGGCAAGCATTACGACAAACGGAATTACTGTGGAATTTGCCGACAACAGCGAGGAAGTTTTGCGAGCGGTCAAGAACGCCGTGGAGCGGGGGCTTAAAGCGTGCGGTGAAACGGCGGTAGGCTATGCGCAGGACAAGTGCCCCGTTCAGACAGGCAATCTCAAAGGCTCGATAACCTATGCAGTGGATGGGGATGATGTTTATATCGGGACAAATGTAAATTATGCTCCGTATGTTGAGCTTGGAACGGGAATATATGCAAGCGGCGGGCGCAAGACCCCGTGGACATATAAAGGCTCAGATGGCAATTTTTACACCACAAACGGAATGAAAGCCCAGCCGTTTCTGCAGCCCGCAGCGGCTAATCATTCGAGCGAGTATATGAGCATTTTAAAAGACAGCTTAGAGAATGCATAAGAAAAAAGCACTCCGACAACGGGGTGCTTTTCTGCTACGAACACATTGTAAAATCATCTTGAGGGGGATAGACTTTACCCCTTTATAATATCACTCCACTTTACAAAATGCAATTTTTTATTGCATTTTATCTAAATAAGCCAAACAAAAAAGCCCCCGTTGGCAGCGGCGGGCTTCTTTGCTCACTTTTAAACTCTAGGAGAAAGGATACTTAAAACACTTTGATAATATCACAATCTCCAAAATAAATCTATAAATTTCTCAAAGTCTGCATAACAAAGCCCACTTTATCAATTAAATTTAATCTATAAATCAAAGCGCGAGAGAATGCGCCCGAGAAAGAGGAGATTGAAAAATGGCATTAACAGCAAAATTTTTAAAAGGATTAGGACTTACAGACGAGCAGACAGACGCAATTCTTGAGGGTCACGGGGAGACAATCAAGGGATTGAAGGAAGAGCGCGACGACTTAAAGGACAAGCTTAAAAATTTTGACGGCGTTCAGAGAGAGTTGAACGAATTAAAGGCAAAGGACAGCGACGGCAACGGGTACGAGAAAAAGTATACCGACCTGAAGGCGCAGTTTGACACCTACAAAAAAGAGCAAGAAAACAAAGCAACCCACGACGCAAAGGCGGCAGCGTATAAGAACGCACTGAAAGAGGCGGGAGTCAGCGAGAAATTTTTTGATAAGGTTTTAAAGGTCACAGATGTGGACGGTTTAGAGCTTGACGCGGATGGGAAATTTAAGGATGCAGAGAAAATTGCAAAATCTATCAAGGACGACTGGGGCGACTTCATTAAGACGGACGACACCCACGGCGCAGATACGCAGACACCTCCCCCAGGCGGAAACGCGACATACACGCACGACGAAATTTCAAAGATGACGCCTGAGCAGATTAACGCGAACTGGGACGCTATATCTAAATCACTGAAAGGTTAGGTAAATAAATGTCAGTAACTAATTTTATACCACAGATTTGGAGCGCAAGACTTCTTACAGCCTTGCAGAAATCGCACGTAGCAATAAATTTCATCAACAGAGACTACGAGGGATTGATTACAGGTCAGGGTGATACTGTGAAAATCAACATCCTTGGTAGCATTTCAGTAAATGACTATGCTAAAAATTCAGACATCAAGGACGCTGAGGAACTTAACACGGAGCTTAGAACCCTCACTATTTCACAGGCTAAATACTTTAATATTAAAGTTGATAGCGTGGATAAGGTACAGGCGGCGGGCGATTTGATTGATAGTGCAATGGGCGAAGCTTCTTACAGGCTCGCAGATGAGGCAGACAAGTACATTTTTGCGACTATTGCCGCAGGCGTGCAGGATGCTAACAAGCTCGACCCGTTAAAGCTTACAGCGGATAACATCTATAAGTCAATTATCGACTTGAGAACGAAGCTTGACAAGGCAAACGTGCCAACAGTTGGCAGGAAGATTGCTATTCCACCTGAAGCTTATGCGCTTCTTCTTTTGGATGAGAGATTTACAAAGGTTGACGCAACAGCCGAGAACACTATCGTTAACGGCTTAGTCGGACGCGTTGCGGGCTTTGACGTATTTGAGAGTAACAACTTACCAACAGATGACGACTCAAGCTCAACAAGCATCATTGCAAGTGTGCAGTCTGCAACTACATTTGCAGATCAGATTGTGAGCATTAAAGCCTACGAAATTGAAAAGAGCTTTGCAGACGGCGTTAAGGGTTTGCGCGTCTATGGCGCAGCAAATATCAACCCTGAAAGAATTGCAGTCCTCCCGGCTACATTTTAAGGCGGTGACTGTATGAAGCTTATAAAGGGCAAAAACAGCTTTTCTACTGACGACCCCACAGTTATAGCCGCTTTTAAAGAAAACGGCTATGTGGAGGCTACAGAGCCACAGACGGTGGAAAAGAAAGAGCCAAAGAAGGCAACCAAAAAGTAAACAGGAGGGAGCGTTTGAACATGATAGGGCAGGTTATGAAGCATATCAATAACTTTTTTGCTACTGATAAATGCGTGGAAGATAACTTTCACATTGCCGAGGGTGTCCTTGCGCTCCCTTTTGCTAAAGATGGACAGTACGTGCTAATTGAGGGGTCAATCCTCAATGATGGCGTTTACCTATATCCACTAAGCGGATTACAAGACGAGGATTTCCACGGATTTGTAACCATCTTAGCACCTCCTAACGCGTTTGTGAGTTTGGTGGGCGAGATTGAAGCCTACCAAACAGCAAGCGTGGCAAGCCCTTATGTTAGTGAGAGTTTCGGAGGCTATTCCTACACTAAAGCGACCAACGCAAACGGAAATGTTGCAAGTTGGCAGGATGCATTCAGAGGCAAGCTTAACGCGTGGAGGAAGGTTTAAATGGCTTTAATTGATAATATGATGGACGCTTGCGTAATCCTTAATAAGGCAAAGGTGAGCGACGGCGAGGGCGGTTTTACGACGGAATGGAGCGAGGGCGCAGAAATCCGCGCGGCAATCGTAAGAGACAGCACCATGACGGCAAGGATAGCGGAAAAGGACGGCGTGACAAGCGTGTACACGATTACAACGCGCAAGGATGAAATGGAACTTGAATTTCACGACGTTTTAAAACGCCTGAAAGACGGCTTAATTCTGCGGGTAACATCCGACCACAACGACGCGCCCGACGTGTCAACATTGAATATGTGCCAAGTAAATGCGGAAAAATGGGAGTTGACGAAATGAGCAAAGAAAAGGCTTTATTTATATTTTTAAACAGCTTCGGTGTGCCAGCTTATCCGAGTACAAGCGTACCGGACGAGGTGGCATTTCCTTATTTGACATATACAGTGCAGGACGGCGGCTTTGACACGATGACGGCTATGGTCTTGCAACTTTGGTACAAGACGGACAGTGAGGCAGTGCCAAACGCAAAGGTGCGCGAGATTAAGGACAAGATAAGCGAGGGCGGCACGTTCATTTTTTATGATGGCGGTTCAATGTGGCTGACATATGGCTCACCATTTTGCATTAATTCGGCGTGGGAGGGCGACAGCACAGTCAAATTAAGGCAGATAAATATAAATGTAAATCATTTGTGAAAGGAGTTTAGAAATGAAATATACAAGAATACCCGAGGATACTTTTAAAAAGTTACAGCTTAACGCGGGAATTATAGCGACAGACTTCGACCCGACGACAGGAGAGGTCGAGGAAGCAAGCATTTTTGGAGCGACAACAGGCGGTAATACGTTCGCAGCAACTCCGACATTTTCAGACTACGGCGAGGACATTGACAATTGCCCCAAAAATATGAAAG